ATAGGCCCACTAGGGAATCTTGCATCAACTTGGCTTGAGGGGAAGGTTGAAACAAAGAAAGCCGAGGCAGGTGCAAAGGTTGCTAAAGCCAAGGCTGAAGCTGTTATTATGGAGAAGAAAGCTACGGGAGAGATCGACTGGGATCTTAAAATGGCTGACGCATCTGCAAATAGTTGGAAAGATGAGTGGTTAACAATTTTGTTTTCAGTTCCATTAATCTTGGCATTCTGCGGAGAATGGGGTAGACAGATAGTAACGGATGGGTTTACAGCGTTAAATGCCATGCCGGAGTATTACAGATATACGCTTGGGATTATCGTAAGCGCAAGCTTTGGAACACGAGCGGCAACAAAGTTTTTTGGTAAGAAATAATGGACGCAATTACACTTGCGGAGTATTTATTAAAGAACATACGTCAAGATAAAGCTGATTACACACAGCGTCTTGCGGATGGTGCGATAGAGGATCATTCCGACTATCGGTTCATGGTGGGGCAAATACGCGGCTTGACCCAATGTGAGGAACATATAAAGACCGCGATGAAAGGCATAGAGCTAGAAGATGGCTAAAAAACTATTCGTACCAGATAGGTACGCTAATCAGCAGAAAACAAAACCCCCAGTTTCAGAAGTGCCAAAAGCAATAGCAAAGGGTTTTGAGTCTCCAGAAGAAAACAAAAAAAATACAGAAGATCCATCAAGTATGGGAGCTTCTGCTATTGAAAGACTGCCTAACCCTGTGGGTTACAGGCTTCTTGTTATTCCCTATTACATGAAACAGAAGACCGCTGGGGGTATTATTATCCCTGAAACTGTTCGTGAGCGTGAAAATCATGCAACAGTTGCTGCTTATGTCGTGAAAGTTGGCCCAGACGCTTATTGCGATGCCAATAAATTCCCAACAGGAGCATGGTGTGATGAGAAATCATGGGTATTAATGGGAAGATATGCTGGAAATAGATTTAAAGTGGACGGTTTAGAGGTTAGACTCATAAATGACGATAATGTTATAGCCACAATACTTGACCCCGCTGATATTTCTTATGTATAGTGCAAACAGGAGCTTGTAATGAGTGCTAATGAATTAATGGAAAATGAAACTGAACAAGAGAACATCTCTTTTGAGGTAGAGGACGAGCAATCGCAAGTTCCTGTTTCAGAAGAGGTTGTGGCATCAGCAGATGATTCTGAAGAAAAAACCAGTACAATTGTACAGGAAGATGATTCTTCAGAACTTGAAAATTATAGCGAAAATGTTCAGAAACGAATTAATCAGTTAACTGCAAAGCGTAAACAGGCCATTGAAGAGGCGGAAGCCGCTTATGGTTACGCACAATCTTTGCAACAACAAAACGAAGAGATGAAGCAACGTATAGCTCAATTAGACCAAGGCTATATTGCTGAATATGATGGTCGTGTTGAAAGCCAAGCCGCCGCTGCAAAAAGAATGCTTCAAGAAGCGTATGACAATGGTGACATGGAAAAGATGGCTCAAGCACAGGAAGTAATTTCTGGCTTGGCTATTGAAAAAGAGCGCCTTCGTATTCAAAAAAATCGTCAACAAAGACAGGCACAGGCTCCTGCTCAACAGCAGGTGCCTCAACAAGTAGCTCAACCACAACAGCAACAAGAGCTTGATCCAAAACTTAAAAACTGGATGGGTAAGAACTCGTGGTTTGGCACCGATATGTTTATGACTCGTGGAGCTACAGCTTTGCACGAACAATTAGTTGCTCAAGAAGGGTTTGACCCTTCTTCTGACGAGTATTATGCGGAAATTGACAGGCGCATGCGCCACGAAATGCCGCACAAGTTTCAGGAAAAACGGCAGAACGCCCAAGCGGTTTCTCCTGCGTCTAATGGACGGTCATCAAGTAAAACTGGGCGGAAAAAGACGGTGGAACTAACGCCGGGTCAAGTGGCTTTTGCTACTAAAATGAAAATACCTCTTGAGCGATACGCCAAAGAGGTCGCAAAACTAGAGAGGAAGGTCAAATGACTGATCGTGCAAGCAGGGATTCGCAAACCCGTGAAAAAACAGCGAGAGTTGCAGATTGGAAACCGCCTTCAACTTTGGAAGCCCCAGAAGCCCCAATTGGTTTTAAGCACCGTTGGATCCGTGAGTCCGTAATGGGCTACGATGACAAAAATAACGTACATAAGAGGCGTAGAGAAGGATGGGAGCTTGTAAGAGCGGAAGACTATCCTGATTTTGATGCACCTGTTGTTGACGAAGGAAAAAACGCTGGCGTGATTGGCGTAGGAGGTTTGGTTTTAGCCAGAATCCCTGAAGAGATCGTGGAACAAAGAACTGCTCACTACAATCAAGTGACGCAGAACCAAATGGAAGCTGTGGATCGTGATTGGATGCGTGAAAACAATCCAAACATGCCAAAGCAAAAACCTCAACGCTCCTCTTCCGTATCCTTTGGTGGACCAAAGGGAGGGGACAATTAGTCAAGGAGACTAGATTATGGCGAACCAAGATGCCGCATTCGGCATGCGCCCCGTCAAAAGAATAGGTGGAACACCCTATACTGGTGGGCAAAGCCGTTATCGTATCGCCGCTAACTACGGGACAGCTATTTTCCAAGGAGATATGGTTGCTCAAGTTACTGGTGGTGGGATCGAAGTTCATGCTGACGGTGGCACAGTGCCAATCGTTGGTGTGTTTAATGGCTGTCAGTACACTGACCCAACAACAGGAAAGCAAGTTTACTCAAACTATTATCCTGCAAGCACTAATGCTTCTGATATTATTGCTTTTATCATTGATGACCCTATGGTTATCTTTGAAATTCAAGCTGCAATTGCTTTCCCAGTAGCAGACCTTCTGGGTAACTTTGACATTGTTTACACAACTGCTGGAAGCACCACTACTGGTATTTCAGGAGCGGAGTTGCAAGTCACAGATGGTGGCACGGCTACGACATTGCCCTTGAAAGTGATAGACATTTCTGAGGATCCTGAGAACAACGATGTAGGATCCGCACATACAAATGTTTATTGTGTAATTGGAAACCATGTATTCGGCGTCAAAGGCGCTGGATTAGCATAAGGAGGCTGAATAATGGCTATTTCTCGCGCACAACTAGCGAAAGAGCTAGAACCCGGCCTCAACGCTCTATTCGGAATGGAATATGATCGTTACGAAGCCGAGCATGCTGAAATCTATGACACCGAATCTTCAGATCGTGCATTTGAAGAAGAAGTGATGATCACAGGTTTTGGTAATGCTAACACCAAATCAGAGGGATCTGGGGTCGTTTTTGATTCTGCCTCTGAAGCATACACAGCACGTTACACGCATGAGACAATTGCTCTCGCATTTGCGTTAACGGAAGAAGCGATGGAAGACAATTTGTATGACCGCCTTGGCGCTCGTTATACAAAGGCTCTTGCTCGTTCAATGGCTCACACAAAGCAAGTCAAAGCTGCTGCAACATTGAACAATGCGTTCGATAGCGGCTTTACAGGTGGTGACGGTAAGGAGCTTTGCGCTACTGATCATCCGCTATCTGGTGGCGGAACTCTCCGCAATGAGCCATCAACTGCTGCTGACCTCAACGAAACTTCACTTGAGAATGCCTTAATTGACATCTCAACATTCGTTGATGAGCGGAACATGATCATCGCACTTCGCGGTATGAAACTGATTGTTCCACCACAGCTTCAGTTCATTGCTGATCGACTTCTTGAGTCAACACTTCGTCCCGGCACAGCCGACAACGATGTGAATGCAATGCGTAACATGGGTATGTTGCCTGAAGGCTACGCTGTTAACCACTTCCTGACTGATACAGATGCTTTCTTTATCAAAACGGATGCACCTAACGGCTTCAAGCATTTTGAGCGCACACCAATGGCAACTGGTATGGAAGCTGACTTTGATACTGGTAACATGCGGTTTAAAGCTCGTGAGCGTTACAGCTTCGGCTTTAGTGACCCTCGTGCAGTGTTTGGTTCACCAGGCGCATAACGCACAATTATACTTGTTTGGAGAGGGCGGCGGTTGCCGCCCTTTCTTTTTTCATGTATAGTCTTATTAATCCCTGACAGTCGCATTGGGCGACTGACACTAGCCAAGACAGGAGACTCAAATGGCTACTACTACTTTTACCGGAGCAGTCCGCTCTAAAGGTGGATTTACCTCTGTAAGTCAGAGCAGCACAACTGGTGCGTTCACAACTCTTTCAAGCATCAGTTCAACTGGTGTGTCTTCATTTGATGCAAACACAATGGCTGTAGAAGCTGGCACTGGTATTACAACTGGTAGCGGCACTATCTATCGTAGCTCAGTGCAACGTGTAGGCGGCATCATTACAACTCGTATTCTTATTGACCTAACTGGTTTACGTTCAACAGGATCTGGTGACATCATTGGTGTCAACGGCACAGCACTTGTTTGTCATATTGGTCAGATTACTGCTGCGAGAAACGGCACAATCTTAACAGGTAGCATGGAGTGCTTTGAGGCACCTTCTGGCGGTGATCCAGATATTAACGTGCACTCTGCCACAGAAGGCACAGGTGTTGAGGACGGAGCAATCGGTGACTTGACAGAAACACTTCTTGTTAACGCTGGTGACGCAACGCTTGGAAGTAAAGTTTACTTCTCTGCTGTTCCCGCTGCCGATCAGTTCTTGTACTTGACCACAGGTGACGCAACAGACGCTGATTACACCGCTGGTAAACTCTTTATTGAATTGATGGGCTACGAAGCCTAGTACCGAGAGGGGGTAACTCCCCCTCTTCTTTTTATAAGGAGATTAAAATGGCAGACGCTGTAACATCACAAACACTTGTTGATGGTGAAAAAACTGCTGTATTAAAGTTCACCAATATTTCTGACGGTTCTGGTGAGAGTGCTGTTAAAAAAGTAGATGTATCTGCTTTATCTAACAACGCCGTAGGCCAAGCTTGCGCTAGAGCTACTGTAGAAAAAATTTGGTGGCAGTGTAATGGCATGAAGGTCAAAATTTTATTTGATGCTTCAACTGATGATTTTTGTATTGAGTTAGGTGAAAATCAAAGTGGTCATCACGATTACACCAGTTTTGGTGGTTTGACTAATCCAGCTAGTTCTGGTGTTACAGGTGACATCATGTTCACAACTGTAGGTCACTCTTCTGCTGATACATACACCATTATTATGCAAGTAAGAAAGAGCTATTAAAATGGCTCGTGCGAGGGATAAACAACCTCCTAAAACAAAAAAGTATTTCCGCTCCACTAAATCTGGAGCGGGAATGACTAAAGCTGGCGTTGCTCGATATAAACGAGATAACCCAGGAAGTAAGTTAAAAACGGCTGTTACAGGTAAAGTTAAAAAAGGCAGTAAGGCAGCAAAGCGCCGCAAGTCATTTTGCGCTAGATCCGCTGGGCAAATGAAAAAGTTCCCAAAGGCGGCAAAGAATCCAAATTCACGGTTACGTCAAGCTAGGCGGAGATGGAAATGTTAAGTAAGCAAGTTGTAGGTGGGACTTTGTTTGTCGCTTTTGTAGGTATCTGCGTTAGTGCTTTAGGCTGGATTGCAACCACTTTGATACATGTTGATAAAACTATTGCTGTTATTGCTGTAAAAGTAGATGCCAACCATTCTATGCTTCAGCCTATGTGGGAAGAATTTACAGGAAGGACGTATAATGACAATCTCGCGCAGTTCCATCCCAAAACAAATTTCAAACCCACCATCAAAGCGGAGTTCTAAAATGCCTAAAGACGCTTGTTATAGTAAGGTAAAGGCTCGTTATAAGGTTTTTCCAAGCGCATATGCTTCAGGTGCTATTGCAAAGTGCAGAAAGGTTGGAGCAAAGAACTGGGGAAACAAGTCTAAAAAAATGAAAAATGGAGGGGCAGTTACAAGGGCAAAACGGCCTTCTAGCAATCCAAATGTTGCTAGAGGTTGTGGAATTGTCATGAGTAACAAAAGAAAAGCAACTAAATATTCGTAGGAAAAAATGGAACCAATTTCGACTGCTCTAGCAGGATTCGCATTATTTAAAAGTGCAGTCGATGGCATCAAAAGTGCTATTGGAACTGCTAATGATGTATCTGATATTGCTGGATATATTGATAATCTTTTTGAAGGCGAAAAACAAGTTCAGCATAAAAGAAGCAAGAAGTCTGGTGTTAGCGTAGGCGATCAGTTTGGTGTTACAAATGTTGCGAGAGAAATAATTGATGCTAAATTAGCTCAAGAACAGATGCGTGAAATAGCGCAAATGATTGATTTACGCTTTGGCCCCGGCACTTGGAAATCAATTACGGAAGAACGAGCTAAACGTATACAGGCTGCAAAAGAAGCTGCGGCGGAGGCTAGAAGAAAGAAAATACAAGAAGCTAGAGAGTTTGAAGAAAGTCTAAAACAGTTTTTTATGATTAGTGGAGTTATAGTTGTTGTTATAGTTCTTTTTGCTGTATTGATTTCTATGATAGCAAGAGCAGAAACTAGGTTTGTTGAGTGTAGGCTTGAAAGATATAAGAAAGTAAATGGTGAATGGCATTGTGTTTATCTGGGAGCAAACAAGACTAGGACATCAATGATAGTTACTGAGTTCTGCCCTAGATCTTATATGTGTGAGTATGATCCCAATAGCAGTGATAAACTTATAGAGTGGTGATAGGGTTTTAGCATGGCGGTAAGGAAAACCAAAAGTGGGCTTGCTCTCAAAAGGTGGTTCAAAGAGGACTGGAAGGACGTTTCCACGGGGAAAGCGTGTGGGCGTAGGAAGGGTGATAAACGGAAAACTCCATATTGCCGCCCCTCCAAGCGTGTCTCTTCTAAGACCCCCAAAACAACCAAAGAAATGACAGCCGCTGAGAAGCGTAGCAGGGTATC